TGGCGTTTGCCTAATGCTTATGAGTTGTTTAGTATATGTTTGCTTGAAAAGGCAGCTATTACCGATGTAAAAGCAGCTGATGCACCTTATATTGATCAATATGCTTTTCCGAGTACTTTCAGCAGCTTTTATTGGTCGGCCACTACGTATCCCGACTGTACCTGTCTCGCGCTGTCTGTGCGCTTTAGCAATGGCTACGTGGACTGCTACATTAAGACCAATAGCGGCTATGTGCGTTGCGTTAGAGGAGGCCAGTGATTTTGATTATTTGATAATTTGGAGATTTAGAATTACCAAATTTTTTTGAAATTTGTTATGCAATTACTATAGGAGTTGGCAGAAGAAGAAATGCTGGACATAACAGAATACAAAGCGAAGAAGGATAAAAAATAAGGAGAAATATGGAACAATTTAAGGAACTATCTGATAAATTACAATCACTGGAAATAAAACAAACCGAGGTAGCTGGTGATGTTTCCCATATAAAAACCCGTCTTGATAATGGTATATCAGGTACCCTTACAAAGATATTTCTAAGGCTCGATGAAATTATTCCTAAAGTAAAAGATAATACCTACTGGGTAGGTAAGTTTAAACAAGCAATATGTTGGATAGCAGGTGTGGGTGTTTGTGGTGGAATATTAGGTCTTTTCTTTTTTCTTGTGCGAAAGGGGATTAAATGACCAATAAAAGAAAACTTACACAGCAGATAAAGAGTCTCGATGATACGCTTGAGGCCATAGATAAATTTTCTGAACTTCTGGCTCAAGAAGCGATAAGGACTGAGGTAAAGAAGGGGAAAAATATACTTGCTGAAATGAAAGAGGATAACGAAGATAAAAGAAAGGGGGAAGAATGATAAACAAGTTGCTTTCAGGTAGATTTATCTTAACAGTTATCTCAGGGTTGGTATTCGCATACGCTGTAGTTACTAAACTTATAGACTCGCAAGCTACAGCTTCGATAATTACATTAGTATTTATGGCATATTTTTCACGCAAAAGAAAGGAGGACTAATATGTTCGCAGCAATAAAGAGATTTTTTAAAGGACTATTGCGTAAGTTATGGAAGACTCTCAAGACTATTGTATCAGGGGCCTTAGAAGTGTTCCTAGCAGAGTTTCTTGAATATGCAAAAGATGTGGTTAGAGGCCTTGTCAACTCAGACCTGACTAGCGATGGTAAAAGGAAACTAGCATTCGACACAATCAAGCAGAAAACTATTGGAAGAGGATTGGACATTCGTTCTAGTTGGATAAATATTTTAATCGAAATTTCTTTGGCTACGATAAAAAAAGAACTTAAACTTTAGGGGGATAATATGCTAGAAGGCGAAGTGATAAGAGTAGTAGGCAAAGCCGCTGTCAGGGGAGCAGGACATTGGATAATGAGAACTTTATCTGTAATCGCGGTTATTGGTATGGGATGGCTAATTTATGTTGGGATGATAAAACCCCATTTCGACCCAATACAAACCACAACTCAACAGGCTGATGAGATAACTAATACTTACATAACTGAATCAGACGATGCTTTCTTCTTTGGAATTAAATTCTGGGGAATTAAGTTAGGGATTTCAAAACCAGTGAAAGTTAAAAAGCCAGTGATAACACAGGAGAAAAATGATAGGTAATATTTTAGGTTTAAGTTTGCTAAGTGCTGGACTATACAGGTTCGGAGGTTGGAGTGGTGGGAACAAACTCTACCGCAGATTAGGTTGTGCTTTAGTCCAATTTGTAGCTATCTTCTTCGTGCTTAAAATCTCTGCTCCTTGGTGGGTTCACTTTTTAAGCATTGGGATAACTTATGGTTTTCTAACGACCTATTATGACTTTATAAATGGAAAGGATTCCCATTGGCTTCACGGGTTAGGGATAGGGATTGGAATAATACTTTATGCTTGTGTAGGAGCTATTGCTTGGCCAGCGTTAATTATTCGTATTATTGTACTATCTTTAGCTATGGGACTTTGGAGCAAGTGGCTCAAGTGGGACGTTGGAGAAGAACTTGGTAGAGGTTTTTTAATCATAATTACTTTATTATTATTATAAGGAGACACCATGATAAGGTCGGAACTTTTAGCTAAATTTAGAGAAGAGAACCCAGAAATAACAGACAGGGTTTTAACTGACGTAGCAGTATACTCTTGGCTTGAGGAAGGTAATAGGGAAATATGCGCCATAACTAGGTGTATTGTAGACCAAGACGGGACGACTATAACCACAGCAGAGAACGATGACCATTACAACCTATCGGATAAGATAAGCAAATTCTATGACATTGACGAATATCCCGGCGGCGGCGTAACTTATAACGACAAGCGAATTGACGAAAAGACCATAGCACAGTTAGACCACGAATCCCCTTCTTGGCGTTCACGGAGTTCAGGGACTCCTAAAGGATATTACCGTAGAGGGAAATGGATATACTTAGATCGCCCCATAGACTCTAATGCTGATGATTTAAAAGTCTACGCAGTCTTGATCCCTGACGACTTCAATGATGATGTAATGCCTTTCAACCAACTAAGTTATCTTGAGATTTATCATTATTCACTAATTTATTATTTACAGAAAAGAGCTAAGATGAAAATAGGCAAGACTGGGGAAGAGACAAAAGCCTTACAAGAGTACGGTTCTTATCTAAAATGGATGAAGAAGGAATTAGGCGGCGGTAAATATACAGAAATCAACTACACAAAACATAACGGGTACAAATGAGACTATTCTTAACATTAATCTTTAGTTTAATTACCTTATCGGCTTATCCTGAAATCCAAGTTTATAATGATTTTTCAAAAGGAATCAATACTAAGAGGTCTGAGTTCTCACTACCAAAAGAATCACAAGGTGCATCTTCTGGTTATGCCACAGTTGCCGAGAATGTTCGGTTTCACACAGACTTAGGCTCCCTAAGCAAACGGGATGAAATCCTTGGATACGGTACGGCGGATACTACAGAGTCTATTACGGGGATGCACCGGTACTACAATTCAGATGGGACTAAAAAACTAATCGTGACCCACGGAGATGAAGTAGAAATAGGAAACGACGATACAGGAGCTTTTACTGCTATATTAGACCTAACTACTGGTGGTTATAAGTATCAATCATTAACTTGGCATAATCTTTTTTTATCAACAGACGGACACAACCAACCAATAAAATGGGATGGTTCTTCTGCCTCAGCGACTTATTTAGGTTCTTGCCTTGCTACTGCTAAAACAACAGGTGCAGGACCGAGTGGAACTTATACTTACAAAGTCTCCTATTATACCTCAAGTTATGAGGTTCTTTTAGACACGCCCTCTAATCCGGTAACGGTAGTTAACAAAGACATCACTCTCTCAATGATACCTATAGCACCTGATACTTACGGAGGAGAGGATGTCACTGGAAGGAAGATTTACAGAATAAAAAACACAGGTTCTACTTATTACCTTCTTTCTAATGGGACTATCGCGAATAATACTGCCGTTACTTTGAATGATTCTGATGCTGATGGTGAATTATCAGCCACAACTTATCCGGCAGGAACGGAGACAAAGAAACCTCCGAAATGCAAGTTTCTCTTAGTGAACAATAATAGACTATTCCTTGCGAATGACCCAACTAATGGGCCTTCGAGAATTTATTACTCTAAAGACGCATCTCACGATATATTCGCAAACACTACGGATTACTTTAATATCCGCCTTAATGACGGTGATGAGATTACATTCATTAAAAATCTTCTCGGAGTCATAGTCGTAGGGAAGAATAATACAATACAGAAATTCTACACTTCTGGGGACATCCCTTCAGCAGATTGGGAGATAGGCGACCCTTTGGGTGGAGCGATAGGTTGTCAAGCTCCTTACTCTGCAGTCAATTCACCTCTGGGGATAATCTTCCTTTCATTCGATGGTATTTATAAATTCAATGGACAGTATTCTACTTTAATCTCTGACGCAGTAACTCCGATAATTGACGATATTTCCGAGACCAATTATGCTGACTGTTGGGGGGAATTTCATAAGAACATTTATTACCTGACTTACACCTCAGAGACCACAGGAGCTTCAGACAATGATAGGATTTTACTATTTGATTTATTAAGCAACGCTTACTCAGTAGATACTCTGGCGAGAGATTGTTTCTGTTCATTCAACTCAGGTACAGATTATGGAGTTTTATACTCCGGAGGTTCTGGAGATGGAAAGGTTTACGCTCATTCAGAGACCGTCCATGAAGTAGTCCATAAACGACACGCAGATTTAACAGGGACTTTCGATGATATGAGATACATCCCTACAGCCTACGGTGGATATGCCGATGACCCTGTTTTAGAAATATCTTGGGATTTAACAATAGATGGCGCTTCTGGGACTATAGATACCCATAGTTACGGAGAGGACGCAATAATAGACCGTATGGATACTGACGGGACTTATACTTCTCAGGTTTTAGATATAAATCCTTATGTATTTGATAAACTTTACTGGAATGAAAGAATCCCCTCTACTGGTGGAGATGTAACAATAGCGATAAGAAGTGCCGCCACCTCGGCAGGCGTATCCTCTGCGACTTATTCTGACGAGTTCACCGACCCTACAGGTTCCGACATCTCAGGAGAGACGGCTAATAGATACGTTCAATATAGAATAAGTCTGGACACGGACAATATCCTTTACACCCCTACAGTCTATAAGGCAGGGAATTATTTAGTAAGACTCACTTACGACACTGAGGGTTCATCTTCCGAGACCTCGATAAGCCTTGATTGGGAAAGTGGTTGGGACGACTTCGGACACCCCGGCCAGATAAAGAATTTAAAGAAAATCTATATCTATTATTCAAGCGCGGAAACAGGGACGCTTAATGTAGAGTTTGAAAACCTTTTCGGTGATACAGACCTATTCGAGATAAACCTAAAAGACCACCCAAGTAGTTATGTGGACTATTTCGCCGGAGGTTCGTTCACAGGAGATTTTATGAAATTAAAAATAGATGAGTCAAGCTTAAACGATTTAGTAATCAAGAGGATAATTGTTCTTTATTCTTTGGAGCCATTAAAATGAGAAAGTTACTTTTATTATTATTCATCTTATCCCTTCCAGCTTACGCTATAGAGACTCAAGACGACCCATTAGCTGAGTTCTCGGAAGAGACTATCTCTACTTACAATGATAAAACAACTGCTATAATTAAAGACTTAAATGAGTTAGAAGATGACATTCTCTGGGAAACAGAAGACGGAGATGTAGAATTAAAAACTGCTGATGATATGGATATGCAGAATAAACAGATAAAGGGGTTAGTGATTGAAAATAGGACTGATGATACAGGTTGTACTCAAACGGGGAGAATATGGTTCCGAACAGATTGAAAAAAATACTTTGTTTAATTTTATTTCTTAGTTTAATATCTCCAGTTTTTGCTACTGACCTTAATTGGAGTTTGACTGGGACGGAGAGTGAGAATTTAATTGCTGGGACTGGTTCTGGAAATGTTTCTAGTATAAATGATAATAATACAACTACATATAGAGAAGTTGGAGAAGGGTCTATTGGATCTCCAGGAGGTATAACATTTGAACATGAGATAGCTTTTACTGAAAGTGTCAATACTATAAATAAAGTAGAAATTGTTTCTGAGGCAGCTACAGCAGGTGGAGGAATGCTTGATTATGATGTATATTTATATTACAATTCCCAATGGAATTTAGTTTATGAAGGACCTTCTTTACCTTCAGTCTGGGTAAAAACTACGCATAGCCAAACTGGAACGTGGTCTAATGTAACAAAGATAAAAGTATATTGGTCAGGCGGTTTTCCTGGAGCACACGGTGCATTTATTTTACTTAGAGATTATGAACTCCGAGCATGGGGACCACTAAACTATAGTGATATAGGACTTAGGGTAAGAGCTGGAGCAAGTACATTAAAGATAGGTACGCAAGCATTAGATGGACACGCACTAAGAATAAAAAAAGGAGGTACTACATATGGCATTCCTTTAATAGCAACTAGTGATGCATCTGCATGTGGTATAAGAATATATGATGGAGCTAATGTAAAATCAGTACCAGAGGTGACATAATGAAAAATAATGGAAGAACTGGACATTTTGATGTAGATTATGGAGTAGCTAGTGTTGCTATTACAGCAGCAGGGCTTTTAGCTATATGCACTACTGGTGCTTCATATCATGGAATAAGAATAGTTGCGTCTGCGACTCAACTTACTATATTAGTATTTGACAGTGCAAGTGCAACATCAGGAAATCTATTAGATGTTGTAAGGGTAAGTCCAGGTGGGAATGCATACAATGACCAGTTCACTCCAGTACTTGCTAAACATGGAATTACAATTGGAGTTACTGGTGGACTAGGTAAGGGTGTAGTATTCTTTAGTCCAAAAGGATAAGGAGGTAAATTATGGGATGGTTTAGTGGAGAGAAAGCAAGTATAATGACTAAGGAAGTAGTAGATCCGCAGAAGAAAGCGGTATCAACACCTATGTCTTCATATCTAGCAAGTGAAGTAGGTAAAGGACTTCCTCAATACGGAGGCGACCTTTCTTATAAGTTTAGTCCTGAGGAAACAAGATCATACTCTGACTTCCTTAAGTTAGATGCAGGCGATTGGTTTGATAAAGCAGTAGCAGAACCTGCTATGAAAGAGTTTAAAGAAGACCTGTTACCAGAAATAAGGGAAGGATATGCAGGAAACTTAAGAGGTAGTGGGAGATATAGTGCAGAGGAAGCTGGGATAAATGAGTTCACTGAAATGCTTGCTCAAGGTAGATATAAAGCAGAGAGGGAAATACCTGCTCAGCAATTTGCAATGGCAAGTCAATATAAAACTATGATGGATGTTGACTTTGCAAGAGAATATACTGCTTGGATGGCAACACTTCCACAGAATAATCCAGCTCTTGGACAAGCACTTACATATTTAAATGAAAATACAAGTACTGGAACAACAATACTTACTGCACTTGATCCAGGAAAAGAAGGTGGATGGAAAGATTTATTAAAAGCAGGTGCTCATTTAGCTGCAGCTTTCGTAACAGGTGGGGCAAGTATACCAGCTAGTGCAGCAAGTTATGCAGGTGCGGATCTTGGACAAGACTTTATGAATATTGGTAGTGTATCAGAGTCAACTTTTCAGTCTGATTATTTAAGGTATAGATAGGAGGTTAATTATGTCAGTTAAACATTTAGGACAATTTGGACCACCTAGACCTAGTGACTTATCAGGTCTAAGTGAATCAATAGCCAGTGGTATACAAACTGGTGAGAATAGTAAACGAACTAAGATACTGCAGCAACAAGCAGATACTCAAACACAAGAGGCTGGTACTAGAACACAGTTACTTAAGTCTCAGTTAATGAAAGCTGAAAGGGAAGAAGAGGATAGACAAAGAAAGATGGCATTGGAGACTGTTGAAAGACTATCTATAAGACTTTCGGATAAGAGTAAAGCAGAAGAGGATCTTTTATTGGATACTCCTCCATTTAAAGATTTGGCTAAGGATTTAATTAAAACTTATTTACCTGAAGCTTATGACGAGAAAACTCAGCGAATCATCCTAACAGATATGAAGTGGATTCCTAAGACTAGAGAAGAACAACTTGCATTTAAAGAATCTATTGAAAATGTTACTCAAAAAGCTAGAGCGGGACAACCTTTATCTAGCACTGACCTTGTTACTAGGGAAAGGAGTATTATAATTTCGAAGATGTCTGGTATGATATCTCTTGAAGAATCTGAAAAGCAATTAGCTGATATACATAAACAAATGGATGCCCTTGAGGCTAGAGGAAAAAGTGATAATAATTTTACTGGTGGACTTGGTGAAATGAGACCTTCAAGTAGACTTAATCCTTCAAATGCAAGTGGTATACTTAGAGGTGCTGGTGCTCCACAAGCAACTCAAACTTCACAAGAAACTTCAAATGGAAAATGGTGGAATGAATGAAATGGTCTGAGATAACTAAGGATAGTAGATATAAGAGTGCTAATGCTGATGAACAATTTGGCATTAAAGAAGATTGGTATAGCTCTAATATTAAAACTAATCCTAGATATACTCCAGAACAAGACCCAATGATTAGGGAAGATATCTTTGGTAAGGATAGAGTAGCCTTTGCTGAAGGAAAATATACTACAGTTAGTGATATAAAGAGGAAACAAAAAGCTAGGGAAGCTGCTGAATGGGCATCTAAAGAAATTAATTCCATGTTCCCACAGAGTGTAGTTGAGCAATCCCCTGGAGCTCCTATTGTATGGGCAGTGGAACAAATAGAACGTCCTTTTGGAGGATTGAGAGCTATTGGTGCAGGGAATGCATTCTTGGAGGGTTTTAAGAATCCTAGGGAACAACCTTCATTTGTTGACTCTGCAGCAAAATCTGAATTTGCTACTCGTATGGGTGTAGACCAAAATGATGTTGAAGGTCAAATGTGGGTTAACGGACTCGCTGGTTGGGCTTTAGACCTGGGTTCTATGCATTTAATATTTAATGTTGCACCTAAGGTAGTTGGAAATGTTACTGGTAAGGCACTTGGTATGTATACTAACGCTCAGGGAAAAGCCATTGAAGGGTTTAAGTCTGTGGTTAGATCTGAACTTGAAGCTGCTGGTATGTCTAAGAAAGCAGCTAGTGATGGTGCAAATGTACTTACTTGGAAAGCCTGGAATAAAGCTAAAATGATGCAGAAGACTCCAGGAAATATTGCTAAGACTACAAAATTATTTACAGATAATAAAGGGAAACTTGGAGAATGGGTTAAAGCACAAGCCTCTGGGCTTAAGACCAAGGCTACTTCTCAAGGTTTTACCCCTGAAGTATTCAAGCGTATAAAAGAAACAGGTGCAAGATCTTCCTTTGGTAAACTTATAGAGGGACAGATATTAGCTAAGGAAGCAGTTCCACTTCATCCTGCACAAGCAGGCAAGGAAGCTATGGAAGCTATAGCACCTAATATTGCTAAACGTATTCTTGTTGGTGGGACTCCTAGTGACCCTGTTGTAGCTGCACAAGGGTTAGTAGATGCTCAAACAAAGGCTCCCGCAAGTTCAAAATTTGAACTTACGAAACCTCCAAAGGGAACAACATATACTAAAGCAGGTAAGGAAATTCCTCCTATTAAAGAGAAACGTGGATTTGAGAAAGTATTTACTGAAGCCCAGAGCATTGCAAAAATTAAACAGGCACATTTAGATTTCCTAAATAAGAAGAATGCTATACCACCTAAACCTATACCCCCTGAAACTCTAGATGATTTTCCAGCTCTAGCTAGTGAGGTATTAGATAAACCCCAAATGCATTCACCAGAGTCTGTAGCTAAAGCTAAATCAATTAAGAGTCAACCATTACCCGAGTTTAAAGTTGAGGCACCAGAGCAGACCTATGACTTTGGAACATGGTACAATATAGAATATCAAACCCCTACTGGTGCTAGAGAAACTATGATGAATGGAGATACCATTAACAGTATAGTTTCTGATCTGCAGAGTGGTAAAGTACCCAAGGATAGTATGGGTACAGACATATATAAGATAAACAAGACCTTTGGCATGCGAGGTCGTAAAGCACAGCTTAATCTTGAACCATTTGAAGATGCTATTAGGAAACTTATGGATGAGACTAAGGTCACTGCAACTGATGTAGCTGGTGGTGCAGAATACATGGCTCAACAAATCAGTCATCATGTAAAGAAGTATGGTACACCATTTATGATAGGACAGAAGTATCCTAAGTTTAAACCAGTATATATGGGTGTACAGAATGCAGTTGACTATAAAGCAGAACTTTTCTTTGAGGGAGCTCGTATTCTTGACCCTAATAAATTGAGGTCGTTGCCTCAGGTATCTAAGAATAAAATAGTAGATGTGCTTAAGTTAGGTAATAGTTCTGAAGTTGGAAGGTATTTTCATCCTGAGGAACTTGCGGTTAAGTTTGGTTTTAATCCCAAGGAGATAGCGGGTTATAATGCATTTAAAAGAACCTATGATTATGGGTTAAATATAGAGGTTAAGTCTAGAGCCCTTACTGCAGATCTTGAGGAAGCTACTCCTGACCAACAATCTATATTAAAGGAAAACATCAAGGAGCAATTAGCTCGTAGAGGTGGGTATGTTTCTCAGTCTCGTGGACAAGGTAAATGGGCAGTTTATAGTCCTCCAGAAATTGAAGCTGGGGAAGTAGTTGCTGAAGGTAAAGCTAAATTCTTTAACCTTTATGATAAGAAGTCAGAAGCACTTAAGGTACAGAAGGAACTCGGTGAGGGAGCTACTGTTTATATGAGGAGTAAACTTGGAACTGAGGTTTATAAGAACTTAACTATGGCAGATCTTGAGAGTCTAATCGAAGCTAGTGATGTAGATACCTCCAGTTCTGTTGTTAATGAAATGAGAAATACCTTAAGGAAAAGAACCTTTGGGTCACATTGGATTAAAAGGGAGAATATCCCAGGATATAAATGGGACTTTGATAATGTATTAGAAAGTGCAATTAACTATCTTGAAGGATCATCGAATAAATTGTCTCGTATAACTGGTAGACGAGCAGCTGAGACTGCATTTAAAGATAATGTTAAAGGGATGACACCTGAGATAAGAGCTTATAGTAGGGACTTCATTAATGGGTTTTACAACTCAGGTTCAATAGGTTTTAGAGCATTCAATCGTACAATATATGCATATAAACTTGCGTTTAAACTTTCGTGGTTAGCACAGAACCTCACTCAACCTATAGCTACTACTTATCCTACACTTGCAAAATACTTTACAGGCACAGATGTAGAGAGGGTTTTTGGTACATCATATGGTATGGCAACGAGATATTTAGGTCATAGAATAGGTAAAGGAGCTCATGGATTGTCTACTGACCTTATATCTAAGTTAAATAAACTTCATAGACAAGGAGTACTTGGTGACCAACTTACTCGGTTTCAGCT